ATGCTTAAACCTGGCGCACTTAACCCCCCTCCCCCTACTTAAATATCCACAACAATCGCCGCATAATCACCGCTAAAACACCCCCCTTACCTTTTTTATTTGCATACCCCCCGGGGGGTATATTTTTCAAATATAATTTTTTTGTTCTTAGTCACGTGAGGACAGGGGGAACGTGGGATTTTTTGACCGCTTCACATGCTTTCACTACCGCCCATTAGTACCCCACTTTTAAATTTTCTGTGTTATATTTCGGGGAACTGGAGCGCAACCCCTGAGCAATAACGCCCTGCAATGACAATTAATATTGAGCCTACCAAGGACATTCCTCCTCCGTACGACACGGCGGATGTAGAGACGTCGTCTTTTGCGGAAGAGCTCGCAGTCGTTGCCAACACCCAAGATCTCCTAGACCAGCTAGGACCGCCACCTGAGATCACCCAAGAAGACGCAGTAAAAACGGCAAGTCTTCTAGATAAAGCCGTTAAGACTCAGGACAAAGGAGCGCTAGCATCCCCACCCGTTGCATTTGCTGCACGAGAATTTTTGCGTGTATATAGCGGACGTATAGCCGCCGAGATGAGCGACGTTCGTGCGGCGCTTACCAATAAGCTACTAGAGCTAGCGAACTGTGGGGACCCTCGGTTTGAACTCAAAGCATTAGAGCTCCTAGGCAAGCATTCGGATATAGCCTTATTTACAGAACGTTCCGAAGTGACCGTGACCTACAAAAACTCATCCGATTTAGAAGAGGCGATTAAGGAGCGGGTCAAGCGCCTACTAAATGCCAGGGATATTACCCCGGAGCACACAGTTACTGCAGATACATTGGATGACGTCCTGGGTGTGGTAGATATGGGTACTCCAGTAGAAGTAAACGCAGAAGCGACGGTAGACGAGTCTGAAAGTAAAAAGTAAGGGCTAATTAAAAATAAATATGAGTAGCCTCCTAGACACCATATCTCTTAAAGATATACCGAAGATTCTCCCTATGTTGTCTGAAGCGGAGCAGGTAAAGCTCGCAGAAGAGTTAGAGTTATTAGAGAAGCTTCAAAACAAAGAGTTAGCCCAAGTAAGGTTCATGGCGTTCGTCAAGAAGGTCTGGCCTGTGTTCATAGAAGGTCGCCACCACAAGGAGATGGCAGCCGCATTTGAGGAGGTAGCAAATGGAACGTGTAAGAGACTTATTATCAATATGCCGCCTAGGCATACAAAATCTGAATTTGCTAGTTACCTCCTTCCTGCTTGGTTTCTGGGTAAATTTCCTCAGAAGAAGGTTATTCAAACCTCCCATACCGCTGAACTTGCTGTGGGTTTCGGACGCAAAGTCCGTAATTTGGTCGACTCAGACATATACAAGTCAATTTTTCCGGGAGTCGGTCTCCAAGCAGACTCAAAGGCTGCGGGACGTTGGGCAACTAATAAAGGCGGAGATTACTTTGCAATCGGTGTTGGCGGAGCGGTCACTGGTAAGGGCGCAGATATTCTCATTATTGACGACCCGCACTCAGAACAAGAGGCAGCATTAAGCGAAACTAACCCAGAAATTTACGATAAGACCTACGAGTGGTACACATCTGGTCCAAGACAGCGTCTGCAACCGGGTGGTTCGATCATTATCGTGATGACACGGTGGTCAAAGAAGGATTTGACGGGTCAAGTTATTAAAGCAGATGCGCAGCGAGACGGTGAAGGGTGGAAAGTTATTGAGTTTCCAGCTATTTTTGACGATGGACAGCCACTTTGGCCTGAGTTTTGGAGCAAAAACGAGCTAGAAGCCCTTAAAAACGAGCTTCCAAGTGGTAAATGGCAGGCTCAGTACATGCAAGCGCCGACTTCTGACGTCTCGGCGATCATAAAACGTGAATGGTGGCAGATTTGGGAGGACGACAGCCCTCCTAGCTGTGAGTTTGTCATCCAGTCTTGGGATACGGCGTTCTTAAAGACCGAGCGAAGCGACTATTCAGCCTGTACAACGTGGGGTGTGTTCTATCGGGACAATGCGGTGGGGGTTGCTAGCGCTAATATCATCCTTTTAAACTGCTTTAAGCGGCGGATGGAGTTTCCTGAGTTAAAACAGAAAGCCTATGAGGAGTGGAAAGAGTGGGAACCAGACTCTTTAATTGTGGAAGCTAAAGCTTCCGGGGCTCCGCTAGTATTTGAGCTACGAGCCATGGGTATCCCTGTTCAAGAATTTACGCCAACTAAGGGTAATGACAAGATAGCCCGTCTAAATGCGGTGGCAGATATATTTGCAAGTGGTAGAGTATGGGTTCCTCAGACACACTGGGCGGAAGAGCTAGTAGAAGAAGTGGCGAGCTTCCCTTCAGGTGAACATGATGACTTAGTAGACAGTATGTCGCAAGCCCTGTTAAGATTCAGACGTGGCGGCTTTGTGCAGTTAGATTCTGACTATGAAGATGAGCCCAGGCACTTTAGAAGAAAACAGCCCTACTATTAAGGACTAAATTATGGCAATAGAAAAAGGACTATACGCAGCCCCTCTTGGCATGGAGCAGTTAGCTATGGAGGAAGAGCCCCTTGAGATTGCTATTGAAGATCCGGAGTCTGTTGAGATTGGCATTGGCGGAACGCCGATCCTAAGAATTGAAGAAGGTGAAGAGTCTGATGAAGACTTCTCCGCTAACTTAGCCGAGTATATGAGTGAGCAAGAACTTCAGTCTCTTGCATCTGAACTAATCTCTGACTTTGATGATGACGTCTCTTCCCGTAAAGACTGGATGCAGACTTATGTAGATGGCTTAGAACTACTTGGTATGAAGATCGAGGAAAGAGCAGAGCCATGGGAAGGCGCCTGTGGTGTATACCACCCACTCCTCTCAGAAGCATTGGTAAAGTTCCAATCTGAAACCATGATGGAAACGTTTCCAGCAGCAGGTCCTGTAAAGATTGAAATCATTGGTCGTGAGACGACAGAGAAAAAAGAAGCGGCAGAACGTGTCAAAGAAGACATGAACTACCAGTTAACAGATGTAATGAAGGAATACAGACCTGAGCATGAGCGCATGCTTTGGGGCTTAGGTCTATCAGGTAATGCGTTTAAGAAGGTGTACTACGACCCAAGTCTTGAGCGTCAAGCGTCTATATTTGTACCCGCAGAAGACATTGTGGTCCCCTATGGTGCTAGCAACATAGAAACTTCTGAGCGTGTCACGCACGTGATGCGTAAAACCAAGAACGAGTTAATTAAGTTACAAGTTGCAGGCTTTTACCGTGACGTCGACTTGGGAGACCCAGTCAATGTAATGGACGAAGTAGAGAAGAAAATCGCCGAGAAGATGGGCTTTAGAGCAACAACGGATGATCGCTTCAAAATTCTTGAGATGCATGTCAACTTAGACTTGCCTGGTTACGAGCATAAAGATGACGGCAAGGCTACTGGTATTGCACTTCCTTATGTAGTGACTATTGAGAAAGGTACAAACAATGTTCTCGCGATTCGACGAAACTGGGAGCCGACTGATGACACTCATGCGAAACGTAACCACTTCGTCCACTATGGGTACATTCCGGGTTTTGGGTTCTATTGCTTCGGACTTATTCATCTCATTGGTGCTTTTGCTAAGTCTGGTACTTCTATTCTTCGTCAGCTTGTTGATGCTGGTACCCTTTCTAATCTTCCGGGCGGCTTCAAGACCCGTGGTCTTAGGGTCAAGGGCGACGACACGCCAATCGCCCCAGGAGAATTCCGTGACGTAGATGTACCTAGTGGAACCATGCGGGATAACATCCTGCCTCTTCCATATAAGGAACCAAGCCAAACTTTGTATCAGTTGATGAATCAAATCATTGACGAAGGTCGCCGCTTTGCAGCCGCTGCAGATATGAAGGTATCGGACATGTCTGCTAATTCGCCAGTGGGAACCACACTTGCGATATTAGAAAGAACATTAAAAGTAATGAGTGCGGTACAAGCTCGTATCCACTATGCAATGAAACAAGAGTTTCGCTTATTAAAGAAAATTATTGCGGATTACACTCCTGATGAATATACCTATGAGCCAATCGAAGGCAGCCGTAGAGCTAAGAAGTCTGACTATGACCAAGTAAACGTCATACCAGTAAGTGACCCCAATGCGGCAACTATGTCGCAAAAAGTAGTGCAGTATCAAGCTGCTTTACAACTAGCCCAGACTGCTCCGCAGCTGTATGACTTGCCACTATTGCATCGTCAGATGTTGGACGTGTTGGGGATCAAAAATTACGCCAAGCTTGTACCTACTCAGGACGACAGAAAGCCAATGGATCCTGTTACTGAGAACCAAAATGTTCTGATGATGAAACCCGTTAAGGCTTTCCTCTATCAAGATCACCAAGCTCATATTGCGGTGCATATGTTAGCTATGCAGGATCCTAAGATTCAGCAGTTGGTCGGTATGAACCCAATGGCACAACAGATTCAAGCCGCTATGATGGCTCATATTAACGAGCACATTGGTTATGAATATCGTAAACAGATGGAAATGCGTATGGGCATGGAGCTTCCACCTGATAATGAACAATACGAAGAGGAAGGCATTCCAGAAAATCTGGAGGTCAGAATCTCGCAACTCGCTGCTCAAGCAGCACAACAGCTCTTGCAACAGAATCAGCAAGAAGCGCAAGCGCAACAAAACGCCCAAGCGGCGCAAGACCCACTGGTCCAAATGCAACAGATGGAGTTACAACTGAAGCAAGCAGACCTGCAACTCAAGCAGCAAAAACTTCAAGTTGATGCAGCAGCTAAAGAAGACCAACTTGAAATTGAACGCGAACGTATTGCAGCCCAAAAAGAAATTGCTGGTATGCAAGTTGGCGCAAAAACTGCCAAAGATAAAGCCGACCTAGAAGCAAAAATGGAGATTGAAGGCTTGAAAGTTGGCACTGATATCGCCTATAAAAAGGCGCAATTAAACGTACCGAAAGGAACGCAAAAGAAAGGTGATTGATGGATAAAACGCTTGAAGTACTGCTTAAGCAGTACAAAGATAAGCGCAGCCAAATAGCTGATGCCGTTTCCAGTGGCGCAGCTAAGGATTACGCAGAGTACCGCGCACTTTGTGGTGAGATACGAGGCCTTCTCACTGCCGAGTCATATTTACTAGACCTCGCAAAAAACCTGGAGAATGCTGATGACTAACGTCATTGATTTAGAAAAAGCAGTAGATTTAAGCGCAATATTAAATAAAGAAGCAGAAGAAAGAGCCAAACAACTCCCTATACCCCAGGGGTATAGATTACTTTGCGCTATTCCTGAAGCAGAAGAAGCTTTTGATAGTGGGATTCTCAAATCAGACGAAACTCGTCGACATGATGAATTATTGACTACTGTGCTGTTTGTAGTTGATATGGGTCCAGATTGCTACCAGGATAAAACTAGGTTCCCTAACGGTCCTTGGTGTAAAAAGGGCGATTTTATTTTAGTACGCCCTAATGCAGGTACACGGCTAGTTATCCATGATCGTGAGTTTCGGATTATCAATGACGATTCTGTGGAGGCTGTAGTTCAAGACCCACGTGGAATTAAACGTAAATTTATCTAGGAGATAAAACATGGCTCAAATGGAAAAAGAAGATTACAAGTTCCCTGATGAACAGGATGAAACTAAGGGTAAACCCTTAGAAACCGAAGCTGCGGCTGATGGGGTTGAGTACGTTATTGAAGACGATACCCCTGCCGAAGATAAAAATGCTAAGCCTTTACCTGACGAGGTAAAGAAAGAACTTGATGACGATAACCTTATGGAGTATTCCAATAAGGTAAAAATGCGTCTTGAGCAGATGAAAAAGGCTTGGCACGACGAGCGTCGTGTAAAAGAAGCGGCTGAAAGGGAGCGAGAAGAGGCTATTCGCTTTGCCCAGCAAGTTGCGCAAGAGAATAAAAAGCTTAAATCTACGCTCTCTGAGGGTGAAAAACAGTACGTTTCAACCATGCAAAGTGCAGCGGAAACCGAAGTAGAAATGGCAAAACGAGCTTATCGAGATGCCTATGACTCGGGGGATCCAGACCGAATTGTTGAGGCTCAGCAGAAATTAACAGAAGCTAGCCTAAAACAAGATAAGGCTAAAAACTTTAAGCCCTCTTTACAAATTCAAGAAGATGATGTACAAACATACCAACAGACGACTCAGACTCAAGAAAGTCCGAAGATCGACCCGCTAACTTCCAAGTGGCTTGAAAAAAATACTTGGTACGGGCCTGATGAAGAGATGACTGCCTTGGCTTTGGGTACGCATGCAAAGCTTGAGAAACAGTTCGGAAAAGGTTATATTGGTTCCGAAGAGTATTTCAAACGTATAGATGAGACTATGCGCAAACGTTTTCCCGAGAATTTCTCGGAAGAAGTAGAAACAGAAGTAGAAACGCAGGCTGGGGGCGACAAGCCCAGTCAGCGCACTGAAGCCAAGTCGGCACCAGTAGTTGCACCAGCAACGCGAAGCACGGCGTCAAAAAGAATTGTGCTAAAAGCAAGCCAGGTGGCGTTAGCCAAAAAACTTGGTTTGACCCCTGAGCAATATGCTCGTGAAATGCAAAAACTGGAGGCTTAACATGGCAACAAACAAACTTGCTCGCGAATTGGACACCCGGGAATTGGTTGAACGCCCTAAGCAGTGGCAACAACCAGAGCTATTACCAGAACCTGATAAACAGGCTGGTTACGCATACCGCTGGATTCGTGTTTCAACTCTTAACAATGCGGACCCACGCAACCTTTCAGCAAAACTGAGAGAAGGCTGGGAACCAGTAAGGCTTGAAGAACAACCAAAATTTCAACTGCTAACTGATCCCAATAGTCGATATAAAGACAATGTTGAGATTGGTGGATTGTTACTTTGCAAGACTCCGCTTGAGTTCGTTGACCAGCGTAATAAACATTACTCTGACCAAGCTGATGCTCAAATGAAGGCTGTAGAGAACACTCTTATGCGCCAGAATGATCCTCGTATGCCTCTCTTCAATGAAGGGAAAGTTACGGTGGGTTCTTTTGGAAAAGGTAATTAACTTATTAATTAGGAGATTTAAATGGCTTATCCAACCGTTTCAGCTCCCTATGGCTTACAACCAATTAACAGCGTAGATGGTAAACCTTATGCTGGTGCAACTCGTTTAATACCAATCGCAAGCACTTATAACACTGCGAT